ATTTTATTCCTCCTTACCTGATAATTTTTCAAAATACTTTTTAAAAGGTAGATTTATACCTAATTCTCCTAAATTTTCATAAAATGATATTGCTTCTGTTGTTATACAAACAACAGCACTACCTATTAAGAAAATGTTTACTTGAACTAACAAATCTACTAAAAAACCTACTAAAATAGAAATTACCCATCCTATTTTTTTAATAAATCCATCTCGACTTATCGATGAGTTTACTTTCTTGTTTTTAAATGCTTTCAAGTACCCTGTAAGTACATCTGCAAAAATAAATAAACCGCATATCAAAAAAATTGTTTTTGGTTCACTTATTCCTGTTATTTTTTCTATAAATTGTTCCATTTATTTACCTCCTATTTTTAAAACAATTATTTGTAACCTATAACCCTTAAAACTTTAATTGTATTTTCTGTATTTGTATAAAATGGTTGACCAGAATTTGTAACATAACCATTACCATATTTAATAGTTACTTTTGTTGGATTTGTAACAGAAAAAATGAATTGTTTCCATCCAATAAAAAATCCAGTACCATAACCATAAAAGCAACATACAGCATTCACAGATAAAGCATTATCTTTTACTAAATCTGTTGGTGCTTTTGTACTTTGAATTTCGTACTCTGCACGTGTATAAAACAATTCTATATATTTATAATTTTTCCAACTATCTTTTAATTCAAAAGACTCATTTGTTCCTGTTGTTCCACCATCATATAAAATTGTTGGTTCTAACAATTTTTCATTTATTTTCATATTTTTTTCTAGAATTAAGCCGTACGATACCAAATAAAACATGTATAATATGGTTGCATATTGTTATGTGCTTGATCACCACCAGTTTTGTAAATTGATGGATACTGATTTGTTGCTTCTCCATATGCGTCTGTTACACCCCATAAACCTCCACCTTTTGTTGAAACACCACCATTTCCATAGGTTTTGCAATCGTGTGTATGACTTGGCATTTCAGCAATAGTTAATTTATGTGTTTTTTCTCCACCAGTTAATTTAGAAGTTTTAAAGTCTGTGTCAGATTCATCAACACCAACTAATGTTTTGCCTTTTATTCTTTCCCATGTTCCACCAAACATTTTATTTGGGTTTATATCATTTAAGCTTAAATATATACTTCCTATCGGATAAATTAAATCTACATTTATCATTCATTTGATATTTAATATCTATGCTATGCGTTTCCAAAACGCCATTACTATATAAGGTTGTAAATTATTATGTGATTCATCTCCACCAGTTTTATCAACAACATCCCATGCTGTTCCAGTTCTATCCGTATTTGAATTAGGTGTACATGTATGATTACCACCAGCGACATAAGGATAAGTTACAGCAGTACTATGTGAATGCGAAGGCATTTCAGCAATAGTTAATTTATGTGTTTTTTCTCCACCTATTTTGCCTACAGTATTAAAATCTGAATCAGATGTATCTAAACCTACTGGAACTCTTCCTTTACCTACTTGTTGCCATTTAAATCCTAAAAAATTAGAATGATCTAAAGCATCAAAAAAGACTTCTACCTTATTAATAGGAAAAGCCTCTTCATATAATTTTGGATTAAGCATAAACATCACCGAAGTGACCAGATATTAAATATCTGTCACCTCTTTTCTTGTAAAATGAAGTTCTAGATTGAACCTCCTTTCTGGCGTAAGCCTTGTATGTATGTATGTATGTATGTATGTATGTATGTATGTATGTATGTATGTATGTATAAGCATAGCATACTCACGTATGCTGTCAATAGTTTTTTTCATTTTTTCCTCCTATTTTATCAATGGAATTAAAGTCCATTTATTTGCATTAAAATTTTCTGCTCTTGTTATTGCAGTTTTGCATTCGTATATAGTGTGATTATATATAACCCTATCTCCAACTGCATATGTTTTTGTATTGCTATAAGTATTAGTATATAAACCTAATGCTTTTAATAAATTTGTTATGTTATTTTGTATTGTTGTTATTACATCTCCTGAATCAGTAATAAAACCTGAATCATTTGACAATTGACTCGTTTTTGTCGGTATAGATGTTTTTTTTGCATAAGTTGTTGATATTTTATTACCATCCGAATCGTTTGTTGCTTTCGTTGAAGTAGAAGCATTACCTGTTAAATTACCTTTGAATCCTTTTGCAGTAATTACGCCTGTATTTGGATTCAATGTAACATCACTATCTTTACTTGCATTTGTTGTTTGTGTTCCTGTTGTTGTTGAACTTTGTGACAATATAGGATATTCAGCACTTGTTGTTGCTAATTCTGTTATTTTTACTTTTTCATCAGTGTTAGATGATTTTACAATAATATTTCCTGATGCATCAGTTGTTACTGTTGTTGCACCACTACCACTTATTTTATTTGATGATGTAACCTTTGAATTTTCAACGCTATTTATATATACATTTCCGTTTGTTAATGCTGTTGTTGTATTTGTTGTTGAAGTTGCTGAACCAACAACATTTTTTGAAGAATAATGTGTATCCGTATTCGTTGGAGCATACAAATCAGTATTTGTACCATTTATATTTATTGTTCCAACTTTTGTTCCTGATGTAAGACTTCTTGTAAAAGAAACAGAATCAGCACTATCACTTATTCCATCAAGTTTAGTTTTATCTGTTGACGACATCAATCCATCCTTTTCAATTGTTGCTTTTGAATAAGTAGTATTATTATCTTCACTCCAAACAGCAGTTCCATCAGCAGACCATTTTAAAAATTGACCTGACTTTCCACCACTTGGAATATGCTTATTTCCAGAAGTTGTTGGATGTGTATAAATTGTATCTGTAAATTTTGCATTAGAAGGTACATCAGAATTAACTGTGTGACCATTTACTTTTTCGGAATTATCAACTATACCATCATTATTTGTGTCATATACACTTGCAAGCATATCACCAGCACCAATACCATCAGCGCCGTCATTTATTGTTGCTATTTTAGTACCTGTTGAATCAGTGATTGTTATCGTTGTAACTTTTCCTTTTTTAGAAGTAGATATTGTTGGGCTTATTCCATTATCGCCCTTTTCTCCTTTTTCTCCTTTTGGTCCTGTTGGACCTTGTTCTCCTTGAAGTCCTTGTGGACCTTGCTCTCCAGTATCACCTTTAGGTCCTTGAAGCCCTTGTTCGCCTTGGATTCCCTGTATACCTTGGTCTCCCTTTTCTCCTTGCAAACCTTGGGGACCTTGTGGACCTATTTCCCCTTGCTCTCCCTTCGGTCCTTGCTCTCCAATATCACCTTTTAATCCCTGAATTCCTTGAGGTCCTCGTTCTCCTTTTATTCCTTGAATACCCTGAATTCCTTGTTCTCCTTGTGGACCAGTATCGCCTTTATCACCTTTATCGCCTTTTTCTCCTTTTGCACCACGAATTGATGAGGTTGTTTCAGAAGTACCATTTGTATAATTTAAAGTTAATGTATAATCATCGTTTAATACAGTTGATTTAATTCCATTTCCTCTTTCTCCTTTTAATCCAGGCGCATTTCCACTGATATTTGTTTTTATACTTACTTTTCCTGTTAAACTATCAGTATTCATCATTTTTCACCATTCTTTCCTTCAGGATATAATTTGAATTGCTTTGGTCCATCATCATCATAGCCGATAATTGTTGTTGAATTATTATTTGGATTTAATTCAATCTCATACCAATATGTTACAGGTTTATTTATATAATCACCTATTCTAGTTTCATCAGAGGTTAATTCAATTTCAACAGATTCTTTATTAGAATCAATTATAATATCTTTTGTAAGTACAATTTCTTCAACCTTTTTCTTTGACATAACTTTTAATCTTAAAGTATCTCCTTTTTGAAATTCATAATTACTACCATCATCATTTTGTGCAGTTACTACAATTGTTGCCGTATCCCCTCTTGTTAAATGAATTGTTTTTTCTTCATCAATTTTTATCATATTTTGCCTCCATTTCTTCCAATTTATTCTTTAAAACTTCTATTTCTTCTTGTTGTTCTTTTATTGCTTGTAAGCAAATTGAAACCATAGCATATGTATCTATTCCATCACCTGTCATTGATATAAATTCATTTGGAGTATTATATTCATCACCTATTATCATTCCGAAGTGTTTTTTTGAATTATCTAACTCGTTTTTCCAATTGTAAGAGTATATATCAGTATTTTTAATTATGTTAAGTGCTCCAACAAATTTATTTATATTTTTCTTTAAAGATTTTAAAGAATTATTATTAAAAGAAGGTGCTGATATACCATTTGGGTTTATATCTACTCGCTTATCATATCTTTCATTTATAATCAAAAGACCTACATAATTTCCTATATCAGAAGCATTAGAATAATATCCATATAATAGATTTTTATTATTTAATCCTAATTGTAATCCTCCTCCTGTTGTTAATTGTGCTTTTCTATTTGATGAATCACTTAAAATCTCTATTCCTGTGTCATATATATTTAATTTTTTATTATTATCTTCATCTGTTATAACAAATTTAGGACTACCTATTGTTGATTTCATTTTTATTGATCCACCATTTATATTTGCATTGCTTGTTTCAATATCTCCAGAAAATTTACCATTTGTTGCAGTAATATTGCCTTGTGAATCAACTTTAAAATTTTTTGAATCAATTGAACCATCAAGTAATGATATTTTTGTTCCTTGTTGATTCTCAACATAATTATTTGATTTAATAGAACCCGTTTTGATATTATCACCTGCAATTGTCGTACTTCCACCTGTTGCTAAATCTGTATACTTAACATAATTTTGTGTTATTTCTGTTACTGTCCCACTTAATACAGTTAATTTACCATCAACTGCTTCTGCAACTGTATCATCAGTATATTTAAGATTGTTAATCCAATCTTTTGAATTAAAATCTCCAGTTTTTCGTGTAACCTGACAAATAAAGATTTCATTATTATTAATCCAAAAATCCCCTGTATCGTAGGGGGTTTTTGGTTCTTTAATAAATATTTGCCTTTTGTTGTCAGCAGTATCCTTTGCACTATTTGCAATTGCTAATGATTCTACAACATCTTTATCTTCAATTTTTTTCCAAGAAAAATCAGTTTCTTTTTGAAATATATAACAATAGCCTGTTTCTTTATCATAATATAAATCGCCTATATGATTTTCTTTTTCATCTTCCCACATGTTAACTGGATAATTTTCTAAAGTAGGTTGTCCATTGTAATACCAAGTTGTCACTTTGCCATCAATTTGAGATTGTAAATCTTCTATATTACCAACTGTTGAATTCATAAAATTTAATAATTCATTTTCTACTTTAGTTAAACCTTTTTCGGATGTTTCAACATTTTTCTTTAAACCTAAAATACTTGCAAAATCGTATTTTCTTTCCAAATCTTGTGCTGTTCTTACACCGTTTGAATCTTGTTTCATTTTATCACCTCTTTACATAAGTTTTTCCATTGAATTCATAAACTTTAAAGCCTAAATCTTTTAATACATCAATTTGCATAGATACTTTAGGATAATGCTTTCTTACATATGCTATTATTTGATTATCAAATTGTGTAAATCCTAGACTTTTCATAGTTCTTGCTTTTTCAATAAATGTTAAATCTTGACCATTTATATAATTAAAAATTTGTTTATCATATTTTGTAAAACTTGGATATTCCTGTTTAATTAACATTGCTTTTTGTGCAATTGATAAATTCAAAGAATTAATGTATGAAATAACTTTCTTTTTTCTAGAACCTGATATTGCATTTCCATTTTTATCAATATCACTCTTGATTTTACTTAATTCTTTTTGAATTCTTTGATAATTAGAATAATCTGTAATCATATTAATTTGTTTATATTCAACTGGATTTTTCATTGCATAATTAAATTCTTCATATGAACCATAATTATCATAATTTGACATATCAATATTTTTTTTAAGCACATTACTTGCCATTATGCTTTTTTTCTTATTGCTTACATCTAAATTATTTATATATTCTATTTTATCTTTAGTTTTTGTTCCTACTTTTGATAATCCATTTCTATAATTTCTATATTCTGTACTATTCATACCTAAATCAATCATTTCATCTATTTTCGAACTATTTATTGACTTATAACCACTATCTATATAATCTTGTGCTTCCTTACTTGAATATCTACCAAATAATGCTGATTTAATTTTACCTGTAGTACTATTATCTGCTGAAAATCTTAAATTGCCACTATCTGTATAACTACCTGCTATAGGTAAATCATCATCATACATTTTTAGTCCTTGTACAGTCTTTCGCAATTGACCATATCCAGTTGGAAGAACATAATATGCCATTGATTCTAAAAAGTCCTGTCCTACATCTTCCCAAGTAATTTCATTACCAAAGGAATCTGTTTGACCTGTAAGTTTTTTTATTAGCGATGTTGCACCTGTCATTGCTTCTTGAATTGGAATCCTTCCACCAGAAAAAACGCTCCACATTGGAACATTATCCATAAAATCTCCAATAGCACTTTCAAATTTTTCTTCTAATGACTTATCATCATCGTCATCAAATATTTTCATTAACATATCTATAGGATCAAACATAACAGATGAACCAGTTAAAGATTTCATAAGACTATTAAATAAATAAGATGCACCAAATAATTGACCTAATTGAAAAACAACACCAGCACCTGATTTATTACCGCTTTCAATATCCATTTTATTGTCATGTATCATTGATGACCATTGGTTATTAACTTCTAATTGGAATTGAGTTAAAAATCCAAGAGTTTTAGAATTAAATAATTCAGCAGTAGACCCCTGACTTCTATCTCCCATTATTCTTGCCGAAAAATCATCAGCATTTGATATTGCTTCTTGTTCTTTCATTCCTTTAGACAAGTTTTCAAAATATTTACTTCTCCAAATTTGATTAGAAGTAAAATAATCAGAACCACTCATAAAAATTTGACCTGCATTACTGATTTTTTGCCATGCCTTTTGTGATAATGTATCACTACCAAATCTAGCAGTTAAAAAGTCAGATTTATTTATTAATCCATCGTTATGAAATATATTATTAATGGTTGATACTGTACCTTTAACAAATGATAATTTACTTGTTTTTGAAGCACCTTGTACTGCAGAAGCAAAGTTTGTTAATGCACTTCTTACATTAAATCCTGTCATATTAGAACCAACTTGGGATTTTAATGTATTTAACGCAGTATATACTCTTCTTCCTAAAAATCTTTCTGCTGCTCTATCAATAGCACCTTTTTTACCAGCAAGTGCATTTGCCTGTTCATCTAACCAAGCAACATATTTACTCAATTTGTTATCTTGTATATCTGCAACTCTTTGCTCAAATTCAGCATCAGTCAATGAATCAACATTATCTAATCCGTGAGTTTGACCATATGTCTCTCTTATAAATTTACTTAATGTTCTATATCTTTGAATATCTGATGTGTGAAATATTAAATTTCCTGCCCCTTCTAGATATCCATCAATACCTGTTATTGCATCATAAGTTGTTTTCATTCCTTTTCTTTCTAATGAACTTGCAAACCAATTTTTACCAGGTCTATTAAATTCTGTTAAACCATTTATGTCTGTTGGAAGATTTTCAGAATCCATATCATTTCTATTAAAAGGAACACCCCATTGACTCAACTTATCGCTTATTTCGGTGAAGTGTCTCATATAATCTTTTCTTTTTGGTATAGCATCATATCCTAAATCTGTAAGAACATTGTTTATTTGATCTATATATGTATCGTATTTATTTCTAAATACTTCTGATGCATGTTTTATTTTTTCTTGTGTTTTAGCATCTGGAAATTCTTTTGCTAATTCTTTATCACCATAAGGAATTTCCTCTCCATGTTCATTTATATAAACCTTTTCAACATACTTCTGAACCGCTGCAGATTCTTTACTTCTTGCTTTTATTTCAAGTTTCTTTATATCTTCTCTTTCTTGATTTAACCATCTTGTTTTTTCTGCGGTGTTATGCTTAGTTTGATTGATAGTTGCATCATTTATTTTTTTACCTACTTCATAACCGAAAACTTTTTCATTTAATCTGATTGGATCTGTACGCTGATATGCAATTGCATTTATATCGTTTCCTGTTTGTATATCATCAAGAGTTATTCCCATTTCATTTAATAATTCTTGTTGAACTATTGCTCTTGTTTTTCTTTCTGCTTTACTTTCGAGTTGTTTTTGAATTTCATTTAAATCAAATTCAGTGACTGAATTGTTTAATAAATTATTAAATACTCTATCAGTTACTTTTTTTAATTCACTATCTGTTATTCTATATTTTTCTGTTATTGTTGTATCTTGATTCATAAAATCAGATAATTCTGTTAGCATATCTGCTTCTCCTGTTATTTCATTACTAAAATAATATGGATATTTATTGCTTAATTCTTGATAAATGCTATCTACTGATTGCCCTTCATTACCAAGTCTTAACTTTCCAAAATTAGACTTTCTAAAATCACCATAATCTGTTATTTGATTTTTTAGTTCATCTGATACTTTTATTCTTGAATTTCTAATTTCTTTTTTTACTGATTCAACCTCTTTATCTATATAATTATATTCTCTATTTGCATATTCACTTACTATGTTATTTATTTCATTATAAGTTTTAGAATTTGTTAAATCTTCTTTTGTCATATTATAAAAAGATTTCATTTTATTTCTGAAATCTTTCTTTTCTTGATAATCAAAATCTAAATAATTTTGAGCAGTTTTTGTTGCAGATTGAATCGCTTTATAACTTCCTTTTTGTAACGCTCTTTCCACTTTTTCATCAATTGTTTTCTTTCTATTTGTTTCAAGTGGAGAATATTCATTTTTATAATTTGAATTTTCATCATTATTACTTAAAGAATATTTTTCATCAAAAAAAGAACTATTTTCAGTTCTTTTTACTCTGCCATCCACCAATCTATTACTTCGATTCGAATCTTGATGAATATCTTCTTTAACCACTTTATCATGAACTTTCTCCCTTAATTCATATGTCTTGTCTTTTATTTTATCACTTAATTTTCTATTATTCAAGTAATTTTCTAAATCCTTATGTTTAGCATTTTTATCAACACTAAGTGGAGCAATATAATCTAAATTATATTTTTTATATTTTTCTTGTTCAAATCTATCTCTTGTATTGGATGCTTCTATCTCACCTAAACTATTGTAATATTTTAATCTACTATATTTTGTATTGCTTCCATTTTCAAAATTTTCTATATTTTGAATTTTATGTTGTATTTCGTGAATTAAAGTACCCTCAATATTTTGATTACTACCAATAAGTTTATTATTTATTGAAATAATATCATCTATTTTATTATAAGAACCATTTGTAGAATCAGAAGCATAATTTTTAAATCTAACTTTTTGATTTTTAAGTTCTGGATATAACCTAAACAATGAATCGTGTTCTATCAAATCAGATAATTTATATTCTGTATTTTCTTGTATATTCAAATTATCTTTTAAACTCATATTTTTATCAGATACTTCAAATTTCCATTGACCATTTCTATCTTTAAACCAACCTGTTTTAAGCCATATTTTTTCATTTTGAATATTTTTAATATCAAGTTCTTTTGCATCTTCAAGTGATTCAGTTAATTTTTTATAACTTTCTGGATAACTATCTTTTAAATTCTCTACACCATTTGTTCCTATTAAAGAATATTTAGTTTTCTCTGATGTCTTACCTTTTACATTTTCTTTATATGCTTGTTCAAATCTATATTTAACTTTTTCTAAATCTCTTGCTTCTTGACTACCAGCAGTTACTGTATTATATAAATGTTTAACATAATCATATATTTTAGTAAAAACGTTAGGTTGTGATGTTGAAAGTTTTTTTATAAATTCTTCATCATTAAATATATATTCTCCAACTAAGTCAGAAGTAACCTCATTTTCTATATTTGCATCTAATCCTGAATACAATTTTTCAGTAGATTTAATCCTATGATCATAATCTCCTTTTGATTTTGCATATTCTTTAACTGCATTTTGTAATAAAGTATATTCTTCTGTACCTTCTAATAAGTGTGTTGTTTCGTGTCCTACAATTTTATTTAATGCTTGTTTTGAATCTATATTTATTAATATTTTTTCATTACCTTGTAAATCTTTACCAACTAAACCATTAATATCTTTTCCTTTTACTTCATATCCCATTTTTTCTAATTGTTCATTATTAACAAATTCATATCTTGTGCCTCTTTCCTGAGCAATTTTATTTACATTTTCTACAAAGTTTCTTGATTTTGTTGTATTATTCATAACTTTACTAGCACTTTCTTTTAGTGCTTTAGTAATATCACTATCTGTTTTATTTTCTTCATATTGATAATTTACACTTTTTTGTGATTTTTCGTAAAAACTTCTATGTAATAAATCATCTTTACTTATATCTGTGTCATTACCTAAAATATTGGATATTTCATCAGCATCAATTGTACCTTCCTGTAAACTTTTTTCAACTGACTTTCTAATTGATTTTATTTCTTTATCTGATAATTTTGTATTAGATAAGTCAATATCTTTATTTTCATATTCTTTTTTTATTCTTTCTGCTATTTTATTTTTATTTTCTTCTGAAATAGAAAAATTTTGTTCTTGTTCTTTTATAGCATTCTCTATTTCAGTATTTATTGCCTGTTCTCTTGATTTTTTAGTTGTTTCCTTGTTAACTATCTCATCAATTACTTTTTGTTCATTTTGAGTATATCCAGTATCAAAATCTCGACCTGTTTGTTTAGCCCATCGATTTCTTGCAATATTTTGTGACCCTTCCATAACACCTGATGTTACTGCTCCTAAAGTACCAGCATAAAGATTTTGAGTACTAAAGAAATTTTTAGCAGTGTACGATGCTATATTACTAGCAAGTTCTTTTGCATTTTTAGAATTTTTTATTCCTACACCATTATCTTTTTCTAATAATGCTTCTTCAACTATTGGTCCTAAAAATTCTTGTAAATATTCTTCAGTAAACTCACCTTTCATACTTGTTAGTGTTTTTCTTAATGCTTTATTTTTAACAAATTTATCTAATACTTTTGAAGTTAATTTATTTGTTGATTTTCCTAATGCACTTTTACCATATACACTTTCAAAACCACCAAGTGCTTTTTCCATTGCCATTTCAAGTGTTCCAGAAACAATACCATATTTTGTTGCTTGTTCTTCTGTAGCACCATCTTTTTTTGCTTCATTATATGCACTACCGCCGTAGTTAGCAAATCCAGTAGCAAGTGCTCCTGCGGAGTTTCCAGTCATCATCTGTGGTAACATTTGCCCAATAGAATATGTCATTTCCAATCCTGCTCTTCCAACAGGATTTTTTGTTGTGTTAATATTGTTTTGTGCAACATCGCTAAACATATTATATTTTATTTCTTGATCATCTAAAGATGGTGTTTGTCCTAATATTTTTTTCGTAGTACTTTCTATTCCTCCGATTCCTGTTTCAAACCCACCTGCTAATGTTGTACCTGTTTTTATTATTCCACCTGACAAAGTACCTGATTTTTCTTTTACTGCATCTTTTATAATTTCTGAATTTCTATTTGTTCTTTCTTTTTCTAAAGTTGTTGTTTTTTCTTGTGCTTCTTTTAAAAGTCCTTGATATTTTTCATCATTTTGTACTCTTTTACTATTTTCATTAAAAAGATTAATATTATTCTCCTTTTTATAATCTTTTAACTTATTATATGCAGTATCAGAATCTTTTTTTATAGTGTCAACAGTTTGTTCTACTTTTTTGTTTTTAGATTCATTTATTCCTGCTTCAACAGTATTATAAATTACTTCACCAATTCCGTTTGTTGCTAAACCTAAAATTTTACTTGGAATAGAACTTTTGCCACTTATTGTTTTTTTAACACCAGTTACTAAAATCCCTTCTCTTTCTTTTTTAGGACTATTATTTATTGTTACATTACCATTTTCATCTGTAGTAACTTTAGATGTTGTTTTCTTTTCTTCTTTATTGCCGAATTTTTCTTCTAAATAACTTCCTAATGCTCCAGTTAAGGTTGCATTCTTTTTCTTTTTTTTAGCCATTATATCGCCTCACTATACAACTTTAGATTTGCCATTATATTTTTTATAAGTTCTAGAACCACCTTCCCAATACCATTGTGTACCATCTGGTGTTTTCCATACATTTTGCGTATTAACATTACCTGTTTTTGTATTTGTTACCATTATTGTTTTACCTGTTTTAGATACTGCTCCATAGCCATCAATTCCTTTTGGTTGATATCCATTACTAAAATATCCATACGAACTACCAGATGAACCACTTCCATCTGTCAATTCATAATTACTAGATGAACCATATTGTGCATTCCATCTCGCTTGGGAATTTGCTTCTTGTTGTTTTTGAAATGCTAAACTTTCATTATATTGTCTTACTGATTCTTGGAATTCTCTATCTTTATTCATTTGGTCTAATACTGCTTGCCATTTATTTTGATAAGTATTTTCTATTGTTTGTTGTGTATTTAATTGGCTTTCTAATAAAGAATTTTTGTATTGAAAACCTTGAAGTCCTAATTCTAATTGTTTTTGCAAAGCATTATATGCTATCTCTGCCAAAGCACTATTATTTTGAAGTTGAGCATCTTTTATTCCATTGTTATAATTTAATATAGACCTATCAAAACTATCTCTTGCAATTGCTACTCTATTTTGATATGTATTATACATACTTACTTTTGAACTTTCACTATATCCACTATTTGATAACCCTGAACTTGCCATTTGTTCTGCATTTACACCATAATCATTCGTTTGTTTTTGATAATCCGCATATGCACCTTTTTGTTCTTTTGTATAGTCTTTTTCTGTTTGCTCTTTTTGTTGTTCTATTTTTTCAATTGCAAAATCAGTATTAGCCTGTTGTATTTCTTGTTGCTTAGTTGCATAATCTTTTGAAGCTTGAATCTGGTCTTGATAATACTTATCTGAATTATTTATCATAGTATTATAAGTATTATTTGCATTATCTAATGCTGATTGCTTCTCTGATTCTACTTGCTTAAATCTTTGATCATTATAATCAATATTCATTTGTTATCACCTCTTTACATAACTTCCTATGTAGGATTCTAAAGTTCCTGAATAAAGAAAAAATCTAGTTTTTGAACTAAATTTTAATTGTATGCTTTTCCATTTTTTCTTTTTTATTCTTGCTACTATAAATCCTTTGGTATTTTTATAATCGTTTATTTTTTCAAATACTCCGTTGTTTATTTTTGTTGATATAGTTATATCTCCTTCAATATCAACAACACAACCTTTTTTATTAGTAGTTTTTTGATATTGTGGATAATTAAATTCATCTTCTGGTGTTGTCCAATATGAGTTTAAATTATCTGTTTTAGTTAATGAATAAACTTTATTATCCAAACATAAATATAATATATTGTCTTTTACTTGAGCATATGTAATATTACCTTCCATTTCCCAATAAAACCATTCATATTCGATATGGTCATTAATCTGACATTTTTCTCTACTATCTGCTAAATAGATTTTATTATTGACTATAACAAGTAAATAACCTTGAAATTCAATTAATTGTAAATCTTTATAATTTTTTTCTCTTAATAATCTAGAATCTATTAAACTACTTCTATGTCTTACTACTTGTTCAGATGTTACATCTGAACTTATTCCTTCCATTCCTCTATCACTGAAGAATACAATATCATCATTAAAATTTATTCCTGTTGAAACACAACCTATACTTATTGATGAATGTGATGAAGGATATGTTTTTCCATACTCACTGTCTATCGCCGGATTATGATAATAAATTGTTGTATTTGCTTGTGACGGTTCTTTTAAAACCCATAATGCATTGTTACCGCTTATCATTGCTTTTACTGATGCTATATCTAATCCTTCATTATAATAATCTAAATCGCTTATATATCTTGGATTATTTAAACTACTATGAAAAATAGTACTTGGATAATCTTGATTACCACTAAAAAATATTCTGTTATCAAATACTTCTAATAAAGTACATTTATTTATTCTATTAGCATAACCACTTACATGTTTTTTAAATTGAATTATTACATTATCTTTTCCATCTGTTAAAGGTTTCTCCGGTGCAGTTGTAAATTCTATATAACCTTCTGCTGGATAACTTTTAAATGCTGTTGTATTTTTTCCATTTATTGTTACAACTGGTGCATAATCTCCATCAAAAGTTTCAACATCTAAATAATATTTTGTTTCTTTACCATCAGCACAAAAACTATTTTTTCTATAATCACTTAATAAATTTATGTCTTCGTATGTTGTACCTCCACCTAATGGATTTCTACTTATTGTTGTTGTAGGTATATAACCTATTACCTTTTTACAAGTTTCTCCATTATATTCTAAATAATTTATTCCATCTTTTAAAAAGAATATATTACTATATACAAAAGATTGTGATTTTATTGGATTCATTCCTTCAAATATAACTTTCTTTTCTTCCTTATAAACATCATATAATTTAGTTCCACAATGGACAATCATATGACTTTCTTGATTTATTTCATAAAAAAAGATGCCAAATATAGTATTATCAAATTCACTCAATAATTCTAATGTTGGTCTTGTTTCTATACATCTTCCATTTGAACCACTATAATTTCTCCATACATTTAAAGCATCTGGACTTCTATACAAAGATACTTCATCTTTTCTATTACTAAAATCTACACCTTTAAAGTTTTTATAATTTCTTGTTATTAAACTTCCACTTATTTGAGTACTAGACATTTATACCACCATCAATAAAAAAACTACTCATTGTATTTCTTGGGTCTAGACCTTGTAGCATTGACTCATATCTTTTTGAATAAATTTGTCCATAATTGCTTGAAACATCACTTTTAAGCAAATCACCTGCTATACCATACGGCATTATTTCAAGTGCATCATTTGTAAGTTCAAATTTATAATTATCAGGTGTATCATTATTTATTTGTGTTGGATATTTATAATAAAGTATTTTTGCCGTTCCATCTTCATTAAAAATTATAGTATCACCTAATTGTTCATAATCTACATCTTTTATTATATTTAATTGATAAATGTCCTCATCTATATCTGTAAGTGTCATTATATCATCTTTTTTTACTTCTTTTGTGATTAATGCATTAATTTTTTTATATCTGCATATTTCATTTTGAATTTGATTTATTACACTATTCATTTTAGTTGCCAAATCATTATCTTCAGTTAAATCATCCGAATCTTCATTATATTCTTCTATTAAAGAATATGTTTTAATTTTCATTTCCTCTAATGTCATAATCTTCACCATCCAATGCTTCTGCTAATCCTTTATAATCGTTTATAGCAGTTTCTATTGTTCCTATTGGTTGTGCTGGTAAAAACCAGCCTCTATTTTCTCCCTCAAATAAGAGAATTTCACCTTCTTCTAAATTTATTGTTAGTTCACTCTTTGTTGTGTATTTATCTGTTACAATTTCTTGTTTTGTTGTTAATTTTAAATTTTCTAATTTTTGTTCTACTTTCTCATTTTTATAATCAAATTTACTTTCTTTGCTAACTACCATTCCTTCGTATGGTGTTAAATCTGGTCTTAAAACATAATATTTCATATTTTCCTCTCTCTTCTGCCTATTAATGGAGTTGCACCATTCAATACTACTATAGACATATAAAAAGGCTTAATAGCCTTTATTTTAGTTAATTATTAGGCTGGGATTTTTACTGCTTGTAATTCATCTTGAGCGATTATTTTTATACCATATGTGTCAAGTCCACGAACACCATCAGCGAAAGCACCTTCACGTCTTAATGCTTCTACTTCATTAATTTGTCCAGCGAAAGCAATTGCATTCTTTGTACGAAGCATACAATATTTATTTGTACCATCATTGTAAATAGCATTAGACATAACTACTTCTGCATTATTATACATACCTACAATACCTTTACGAATTAATTCAGGATTATTTGTTGATAATTCTATTATATTATTCTTAAATGTTGAATAAGTTGTAGGGTCAATTTCTACTCTTATACCAAAATCACAATTTCTTAAGTTTAATGCTACAAAAGCATCATCAATTGCAGTTTTTATTCCTGCTTGTGTTTTAGCAGTTGCAGTTGTAATGTTTGTAGCACCTTCCTTATAATTTCCTTTTGTAATTTCAAAGTAGTTAGTTAAACCATCTTTTGTTGGTTTTGCAACTCTTTTATAGTATGTATCTCCATTTGAATTTGTTTTAGCAATAAAGTAGTCTTTAAATGTTTTAACATCTGTATCAGTTGTTTTTGTATATGTAGCACTTTCTTCATCAATAGTACTTATACATTTACCTGCTACTAATCTTCCTATGTTAATATCTCTTCTTTGTGCTAATCTATTACTTGATTTTTCTTGGTATTTTTCTGGTAGACCTGGTACTGATTGTGCTTTATCAATATCTTTAACATTAAATGCAAAGTATTCAGCAAAATCAATAACAAGGTTTTGTCCTTTGTCTGCCATATCTTCATAATCTACTTCGCCATGATATCCACTAATTGTTGGATCTCCTACTCCTAGAATAACAACTGTTTTAGCAAATTTACAATCTCCCTCGTAGTCTCTTGTACAATAATCAACTAATTTTGTTTTCATTTCCAAACTATCTTGAATTTTTTTAGACCATATAGTTTGAATAAAGTTTTTTACTGCCATTTTTATCACTTTCCTTTCTTATTTTAGGAAGTTTTACCATTTCATCATTGAACGTTCAATTGCTTTCATTAACTCTGGATTTTTATCTAAATCCTCTTTAGTAAATTTAGATGCTTCATCAAAAGTATAAAATTCCTTTACTTGTTCTTTATCATTAGATTCATTCTTCATACTTCCTATTGTTTCAACCTCTGGCTTAGGTTTAAATTGTAAATACATTTCGTATTTATCTTTTATTGACATACTAGGATTTAAGTTCTTTTCAAATTTTATAAATTCAGAATCATTTAATGCTTCTGCTTTTACTCCAATTGACGCAAGTTCTTTTATTCCTATTTGTCTTTTTCTTTCTTCAGCAATTTTAGTAAAGATTGTTTTATCTCTTTCGGTTGCTGTTCCGTTTTCAATTAATTTTGCAAGTCTATCAGTTTCTTCAGAAATTTCATCAAATCCTCCAGAAATAATATCCTCTGCTTCTGCATTTGCTAATAATTCTTCTTCTCTTTTTGAGTATTTAGGTGTATTTACTTTAATACCCTTCTTCTCATAAAAAGATTGCAAACTATCTACTGCATCATCAAATGAATCAGTTTCTAAACCTGCTTTTAAAAGTTCTTCAACCTTTCCATATTTTTTTTCATACTCTTCTCTGATTTTAGTTTCTTTTCGATATAATTTTTTCTTTACAATCTCATTTACTTCATCATCAGTGTAAGTTCTTATTGGTGCTTTTTCTTCTTCGACTATCTCTTCAGTGGTATCACCATTACCATCAACTATTTCTTCTGTTGTTTGTTCTTCAACATTTTCAGTATTATCTTCTAATACAAGTTCTTCATTATTTTCCATAATAAAATCCTCCCTATTTTTTTGAGTTTGCTTCTCATATTTCCATATCTTTTACCCTCATAAATGCTTGGAGCATATAAAAACACCTACTGAATAGGTGTTTCTTCCATATTTTGTGCATCTGCTATTTGTGATGCTTGTTGTTCTACATCACCATTGATGAATTGACTTGCTCTTTGTTGCATTATTTGTGCTTGAGCATTTATTTGAGCAATCTTTCTTTGCTCTTCTTCTTCAATTTCTATTGCTTTTAGAATATCTTGTTTTGGTGCAATAGCATCATCTGGTAATATTTTTGCATATACTTTTAATTCTCCCAATTTTTGTGGATTAAAGTACCCTGCTTTTAAAAAGTTTTCAAGAGTTAATTCTCTAGCATATTTATCATATGAACTTTTTGGTGTTATATCCACTTTTACAGTGCCTTTTAAATTTTCTAATACTGATGAAGGTATATCGACAAGTTCAACATATTCTTCTCCAGTTGTAGGGTCTGTTTTCTCTTCTTCTAGTTTCATTCCATCTTGCGAATAAGTAACCCACATATCAAGCCATATTCTTGCTAAATCTTCAATAAACATTTTTAGTCCTGTTAATTGTTTAGTCATAGGTTGTTGTGATGCTTGTTGCACCGCCAATATTGCTTTACCTGATGCTTCGGTTGGATTAACACCACCAGTTGCAATATCAGATGAGTTTTTTAATTCTCTTGTTATGCTTATTAAATCATTTATTGTTTTTGATACATCAGTACTCATTTGTGCTGGTGCTATTGTTGTAAATACTTTATTAACATCATCAACACTTTGTCCTCTTGCCTTTATCGTTCCACCAACCTGATTAATAGCATTTGGATTTGATATTTTATCAATTGCAACTACTTTTGTTGGATAAGCATTTTGCTTAACACTTAATAACATTCTTGCTAGTGTTTTATTTAATTCTAATTGGTTAGGTATTAAGTATCTTACTTCTCCTTCTCCTCTAGTACTTCCTTTTTTTGTTTTCCAAGGGTAGTGTGCTACTGGATATAAAGAAAGTCCTGAATTTGATTCTTTCTTTACAACAACGTATTTTGTTGATTTAACAAATTTGACTTTTCCTTCTTCTTTCCACATTTTAGTGATTAATGTACATTTATTATCTTTTTCATATTTAGCAGATTCTCCAGCCTCTTCAAAATAATCACTATCACCTTTAATATTTTTGATTTGTTCTTCTGATACTCCTTCTTTTCTTGCTAAATTTTGTATTTCTATCACTGATTTTCTTTGACTTATTATTATGTATGGTTGAGATTGAATGTCACTTGAATTTTCATTGCCATATTGTATATCAGTTTTGTTTATTATTTCATTTAATGGTTCTTGTGTATCAATATCATAATTAACATACATAACACCTTCATCATTGACTGCACTATCTTCAGATACTTCTCTAACCTTGAAATCCATTGAATCTTTTTCCCATACTTTGCTTGCTTTTTTATTTAATAGTTTGCAAGTTTCTTCTGCCGTTTTTCTGAATTCTCTATCCTCAAAGTTTTCACTTGAATAATTAATTCCCCAAAGATTTTGATTTATAGTGCTTACTTTATAATTTACAATTGTTTCAATGAAATTGTATTGTGCTTGTTCTATTCCCTCAATTTTAGCACCTTCCCACTGGTTACCCGAATACATACGGTAGTTTTTATCTGTATCAGTAAACATATTCATTCTTCGCATGAAACTTTTACCTTTTTCAAATAAAGTCCATTCATCAGTAACTTTTAATTCTTCTAAATCCATTTATTTCACCTCGGTATATCTTTTTGTCCTAATGATGTACCATCATAGACATCAATGTTGTGCTTAATAACGTCATCTATTTCTTGTTGCTTTTTTAACTCTTTGCTATCTTGTTTTTCTCTAATCGATTCAATAGGTGACTTGTCAATTATTCTTACAGGTTGATTATTTACAACTCTTTGTCCAATTTTTGCACCTAAAAAAAAGCATATTATGTTTGATATGCTTACTATTAGTAAAATAATTGCTTCCATTATTTTTCTCCTTTTTTATTTTTCTTTATTTCTTTTTTTGGTTCTTCTATTTTTCCATATTTTTCTCTATATACTTTTTTCTTCATAATATACCTCCTAAATAATTTTTATTTCTTCTCCATAATCTTCTTTCACTTCTTCTTTTTTACCCCAATTGAATTCTGAATATGGTGTTAATGGTTCTTCATTGAATATAACTTGTTCTCTTGATTGATGTGCAATCGCAAGTCCCATCATTTGATCATCGTGTTTTCCTTCTGGGGCTTCAATTCTTCCTTTTTCATTTTTTACTATTGTTAATAGTTCTCTTAATGTATCTTCATCATTTATTGAATCAGTATCATCTCTTACTATTTCTTTTAATCTGGATATAATAACTGGTCTTGTTATTTGCGTTGTTCTAAAACCATATTTCTTTTCAAGTTTTCCAGTATATTCATCCATCTTTTCTCTTATATACATATTTGTATAACCTAATCTTTCTAGTTCCATTATCGGATAACTATCAAAGTTCGTTTCTATACAAATTAATGCATTCTTATAATATTTTCCTAAACAATACATTTGTTTAGCATATAAATCAGAATCTAATTTATTTTTAAAATTTGCTACTTGCTTTCCTGTTTTAGCATCTAATACGTGAGCAGTAAAATAATCACTACCTTCTCCAGCAGTGTCACCACCAATACAATATTTTGTCATTGTTGGACTATTTGGTAATTGATATATTCTTATATAACCATTTCTATCATTAACCCATTTTATGTTTGACATTTTTTTATCTTTAGGTAAATCATCATTATAATCATATATAAAGTAACCAACTTTCAATGGTTTTGGTATTCTTTTTAATCTACTTAATATTGCCTCACTATCAAAAGCAGGTTGTCCTGATAGTAAAAATGCTTCTTCTGGTGCACACGGATATTCTTGTTTAATTAAATCTTTATCTATATATCCTTTATATTTTTTGTAATACCAATAAAGTTGATTATCATTTAGTTTAACATCATCTTTTAGCCATTTTAATCTTGTATATATCCAGTCACTTTTTGTATTAATATTATTTATAAATTCGTTATGTATATCCTCACTTTCAAAATTCAATACATATTCTTTTGTTCTCCACCACTCAAAGAAACAATTTATATGCTCGTTACTTTCCCACATAGTCTGGTAATCATTGAAGCCATTTGCAGTTGATTCATATATTTTTATACAATTCTTTGTAAATGCTTCTCCAAGCGCTGCCTGAATAGGTGCTATACCATCTTTCCAAAATGCACATTCTGATCCATGGAAGAAATTAATTGTTCTCGAACGACCTACATCTTTAGTAGCAGTATCAACTGCCCAACTACTATTAATCTTTTCGAATAATAATTGTTTTCTATTATTAAACTTTTCAGTAGGTTTTAATATGTCTGGAAGTTGTGAGTACGGATATTTTGCTTTATTTTGAAATATAGCCTCTGAATTATCACTCTTATCTGCTAATGTAAATCCTTGAAAGTTTCTGTTTAATATACTACAGGATAATTGATATGCAGTTACAACAGTTGTAAATCCTTGTTGCCTACCTTTTAATATCAAAATAGATATGTTTGTTATTAATCCTTTTTTATAATCTTCTTTTGCTTTATTTAATATATTGATAAACTCTTTTTGCACATCATTTAAAAAAAATGGTTTTGTTGTTTGATCCTTATCTACAACTATGAATACTAATTCTATTAATTTTTCTGGATTCTTTTTTACTTCATTTAATAAATCTATATCATTGTATAATTGATTTGCTATTGCTTCTCTTAATTGTTTATCATAATCTATGTCATGAAGTTCTTCCCATTTTTCTTTTCTTTTATTTATTAAATAATCTGCTGTGTACTTCATAATAAATCTTCTAACTTTTTAATATCTACTTTGCCATCTAGAATAGTTTTATATTCTCCAGTCATTTTATTTAAAGTATCTATTGCTTTTAGTTTTGTATTTAAATCTGCATTTTTCATATATAATATTTCATCACTACCATCTGGTAATTTTATTTTTATTTCTTCTCTTTGTATATCTTTTATTACTTCTGATAACCATTTCATACGTTCTTTAGCAGTCATTATTGTTTCATCTTCTATTTTTTCTTGTAATTCTTGTATATAATTTTGTATGTTAGCATTTGTTAGCAATCTACTAGCATTTACTTTTGCTGTATCTTCTTTCTTACAAGTCTTATATGCTTTTAAATATGCTTGTGTCCCATTTAATCCATTTTTAACATATTCTTGACAAAATGTGATTTGTTTGTTGTTCATTTTTTCTTCTTTCATAGTTTTTCTCCTCCTCTTCACATTTTCTTGCTCTTGGACATTCTTTACAATGATATATCATGCATAATTTTAAGTTTTCCTTTTTCTTCTTCATATTTTCCCCAATAAAAAACAACCTTGTTTGGTTGTATTAATAGATACTGTACTAATGATATAAAACTTCCCAATGATTGCATATGTTCTCGATTTTACCCACTTGACCTCGCAACAAGGCGATATATCATCAGTACACTACCTACTAAGATAGTGTTGCTAATTGCAACTAAGCCACCCGTTGCTCGGTGATATTCTTCTTGGTATATTAGCAATACCCACATTCAAGAATATAAGAAGTGACATTTTTAAAGATAAATGTTAATCTACTATTCTTTCATAGTTGAAACTATACATATTGTCAGGCAATTACCCCTGTCTCATTATAGATTTGTGCCTTTTATAAGCACCATATCAAGTAAATATAATCAATAGGAATCGAACCTATACCCCATTGTCTTAGTTTTGGATTGGCGTACGCACCCAGACTCTACCAAGAGCTCTATTTTATATTTACTCAATATGCTACCTATAAAGTAGCATTTTAAAGGAGTTGCAATGGGATTATTTTATATTATTCCCATGATACTATTTTATCATTTTAATAGTGCAATTGGTGTGCAATCTTCAACATTTCTTTTACCTGTATAATTTTTATATATATTTATACATTGTCTTCTACAATAATGTGTTGCTTCTGCAATGTCATCCCATTTCATTCCTTTTTCTTCTCTTAATTTGATTATTTTTGCTTTCAATGGCTCATATTCACCAATTCTTTTTAGTTCTGCTTCTACATAATTGTTTAATGCTATTATGTAAATGTTTATTTTTTCTATCCACCAGTCAATTTGTTCATTTTCGCACTTATACACATACTTGAAAAACTTTTCTTCTCTTGTCATACTTCCATCAACTCTTTCTGCATTTGGATCTGCTGATTTTGGTTGTGTGTCATTAAATAATAAGTTTTTTCTGTCTATATATAAATTTAGCAAATTTGTTAATCTGTTTATTTCATTATTTGCTTCTTTAATGGTAAATTTAATTTCTTCCACTTTTTATCCTCCCATATTTAATAATATATTTTAATAATTCATCTGATACTTTTTCATATCTTTGTTTTAATTTTTTATATTTAATTTTTAATTCTATAAGTTCGTCCCTTAATTTCTTTTCTTCTTCGGTCATGGATTACTCCTCTGGCATTTGATATGTTGATATTGTTTTTAATGCATTACTAATTTCTTTTTCTGTATATCCTTCATTTTCTAAACATTTTTGAAATGCATTTATATCGGCATTAAATAATTTATTAATATAAATTGCATTTTGTATTTCATCTAATACATGCAATGCTCTTTCTTTTGTTTCATAAATTCCTAATATAATATTTTCTTCATTTAAGACTTTTATCACAAATTCATTATTATATCTATTGTTTATATATAAATTACAATTATTAACTAATTTAAGCTTATCTTGACTTCTTATCCATAGTTCCATATTTATTCACCAACCTTATATGCCCTTTTTTCAAATTCTTCTTTTGTTAATATTTGTAAAACATGATAATTTTTATTTTCTTTTATATTTTCTATCATTTCTTCGTCTGTTATATCAATAACACCTGTTAAATAACCTTTTGTTTCTAAAGAAACCTTGTCAATTCTATATCTAATAATATCTCCTTTTTTAATTAAATCATTGATATCAAAACTTGCATTTATAATATCATGTTCAAGCAAACCATCATGTTCTAATATTATATAATCATATACAATCATATCATCTGCTGGTATTATTTCACATATTTTTCCTATTTTTATTTTATTTTGAAAATTTTTATATCTACAATACATTCCAACTTCTAATTTCATTCTTTACCTCCTAATCTAAAAATATAACTATGATTTACTAAATCTTCAATTTGTATAATATTGTGTCCTTTGCAAAATTTTCTTAATATATCAGCATAATTATTAAATCTTCCATTCACATAAGAACAAATAAAATTACCATTATTATCACAAATAACATCACGAGAAAGTAAAACATAATCTAATTGATGTAATTCATATTTACTTATAATAATTTTTTCTATCTTACCTTCTAATAAATCTTTTAATTCATTTAAAACCTTGATATAAATTAAATCTCTTTCAGTTGGTACCATTTATATCATCTCCTATATTTATACATTTATTTTCAAATTTTTTATAAGCATCAAAATATATTTCATTTTTATTTGAATTATAAGTTATTTCATAATACATACCATCTAATAATGTTGTACTTAATAATGCTTTACTATGTCCTAATTCATAAGCATACCAAACTACAAATACATCAAATTCAGGTATGTCATCACTTTTATCTAAATGCTCGTAAGCATAACTCATTACTAAATTTTTTGCATTAATTATAAATGTACTACTTTTCATCTTTATTTCCTCCTAATTTATCATAATAATCATCTACATCACCACTTAAATCATTAAATATAATCATTATTTTTGTTTCCCATTTTGAATTGCTAGGAACAAAATTTTGAGATAATACATTTGCTAATTCATCCCAACTCATATATTGAAGTTCAGGTGCTTTATATCTATTACTATTTTTAATTTTTTCTATTTGTTCTATAATATTTGCTATTCTTTCTTCATTAAAATCACATTCTTCATCAATTACTTTAATTATTTCATCTGCTATTTTTTGAAAATTTCTCATTATTTATCATCTCCGTTCATTATTCCTTTATATTTTTCTAAAACTTCTTTTAATACTTCTAACTTTTCGTTCATTAAACTATAATTACCATTTATTTGACTATAAGTTGTTTCAATAGTATGTATTTTGTCTTCTAACCAATTTATCAAGTCTTGTTGTTGGTCATAGTATTTGTTATGTGTGTCATAAGCACCTTTAAAATATTCAATATTTCTTTCTTCAAGTTGTTTTTTTAATTCTTGATTTTCTTTTTTGAAATAACATAATGGGCAATAAATTTTATTATTAAATCCTTGTGCATGAAAATTTTCAAAATTACTTCCGCATATTCCACATTTCCACTTTGCCATTATTTACCTTCTTTCAACTTTTTCTGCGTTTTCTATCCTTTCTTTTGCAATATTAAAATATTTTTCGTCGAGTTCTATTCCTATAAAATTTCTATTTGTATTTACACATGCAACACCAGTTGATCCACTTCCCATAAAAGAATCTAAAACAACATCATTTTCATTAGAACTTTTTTCTATTAGATATTTTAATAATTCTACTGGTTTTTGAGTAGGATGTAGTTCAGGCTTACATTTGTTAAAACTTAACAGATCTCTTTCGCGTTTCCCATTTAATTTCTTTCCTTGTTCTTTCACAGCAAAAATTATAAATTCATACGATGGTGCATATTGTCCATAGAGATCTCCCATGCCGAAACCATTTTTATCCCAAACGAGAATATTTTTAATTATAAAAAAGTTTTCTATTTTTTGTTTAAATTCATCTATTTTTTGTACGGGTGCAAACATGTATAAATGCCCATCATCTTTTAAGATTTTATTGGCTTTATAAAGCCAATCATTTAACCAACTTGTATTTCTATCATAGAACATAGGTAAATCTTTGTTTTTTTTCATGTTCGACTGATAGCCAAATCCATACGGGCTATCAGTTAATATTAAATCTACACTTTTTTCAGGTATTTCATTCATTATCTCTAAACAGTCACCTTGCTTTAATTCAATCATAATTTACCTCCTTTCAATTTATTTACTTCATCTATTAGTTCATTGACTTTGCGTGCTACTTCAAACAATTGGGTCGGAATTGTTTCATACCCATTCAATGTCATCTTGTCATTATCTATATCTATTTTTTCCATTTTCTTATCTTCTTCTATGATTTCTACATAGTCATTTAAATTTAAATACTCGTTATCTATTATCAATGATAATTTTCTTGTAGTGTCACTTTCCTCTGTTTGATATACATGTAAGTCAACTCTATCTTTACTGGAATAATAAATATTATCGTTATATCTTATTTTTTTAGGTGCTTTACCATCTTTTACTAATCCTAATAATTCATACATTGTTATTTTCATTATTCTTCACTCACTTTCTCTGCTATTTCTATCTCCTGATATTGTTCTAATAATTTTTTTATCTTGGGTTCTTGTTCTAGCAAATTTCTTTCTATTCTTTCAATTCTCGAAAAACTTTCTCTTAACTCATTTAGTCTTCTATCTAAAAAATTAAAATCTTCTTCATAATTTGCTATGATGTATCTAATATCATAATAATCATTACCATTTACTCGTATAAAACATTCCCACTTTTTTTCCCTTTCGTGGTTAATTTTAATTCCTTTATGCCAAGAATTTTCTGGTTCACTACTATAATCTTCAAAGAAAATATCTTCTGTGACTAAAACATATTCCCACTTCCAATTGTCACCCACTTTTTTGAATATCAATTTGTTTTTAATGTATTTCAATATTTCTTCTACTGCTTCTAATTCACTATTTATTTTATGTTCTACTCTTTTTCTTTCTTCTTCTATTTTTTTATTAACATTTTTATATGCAATTTCTTTTATTTTTAATTCTATTCCTTTATTCATTACTATCACTTCCTTCTAATTCTTGTTGTATTTCTAATACTTGCATCATTTCTTTTATTTCTATAAACACTTGCCTATAACTTATACTTTCAGTTCCGTTATTATATCTATTTGTTAAATGTTCTTTTAACATATTCCAATTATCCACTTGTTTATCATATTTTTCTTGTAAATCATTAATTTCAATGACATATTTACTACATTGTAAGTTTTCCTCATTTAATTCTTTTTGTAATTTATTTATGTATTCTATAACTTCATAATTAGAACTTGAGCTCAAAAACTCTTTAACTTCATTTTTCATTTTTAACACTTCTTTCTAATTCATGTAATTTTTCAAAATATTTTAACCAACATTTTTTATAATTATTATCACAATATTTTTCACAATATTCATCATTACAAAAATTCTTTTGTGCTTTATCTGCGTTTGAATTGAATCCGAAATCAAAATTTAAAGGGCATTCTCCAACAAAAAGTTCAAAATTTAATATTGTATCAACTAAATCTTTTAGTTGCTTGTTTTCTTTTACATTTGCTTTTAAAAGTATGTCATAAGTTTGTATAGCACCATTTAATTTTTTGTTTTCTTGTTGTAAAGCACAATACTTTTCAAAATAAAAATCATGTAATTCTTCTAATCTGGTATAAGAGCAACCATATTTTTCATCTAGCCATCTATTTATTGTTTCTAAATTCATTCTGACACCTCTTTTATTTTTAAATACAAATCTAATAACTCAGGATTGTTCAATAGTTTTTTATTCTTATCAACTTTTTCTAAAAACATATTAATAACTTCTTTTTGCTTTTTATTTTCTTTTAATAGCTCATCATAAGTAGGAACTTTTCCTAATCTATCAATTGCACTCATTAAATCATTTACATTTATACTGTTCATAGTACTTATTGAATTATTTGTTTCTCCTTTTGGAAGTTCCATAATTGCTTTTAAAATCTCTTTTTTATTCATCTGACACCTCTTTTAATATATCTTCAAAATCTTTTGTGAAATTTCTTACTATATTTCCATCAATAACATAAGAATGATAAGGTTGTAATTTCATTAATTCTAATTGCATATCTGTTACTATCATTTGAATTTTATCAATAACTTCTTTTTGTTTTTTGACTTGATTCTGCAAGTCTATAAATATGTCGGTTGCACCTTCATATTCAATATGCTCTTCTTCTAAGAAATCTGCTAAATCATCTGCTTCCTCCTCCATTATGTATGGAAAATGCAAATATATATCTGCGGTTTCTATTATTATTGGTTTTTTCTCTTTATCCATATTCTTATTTTTCTCCTTATCTTATTTCAAAATTTAATCCGCTTAATACTGGGCTAGTAAAACAACTAAATCCAAATAATCTATTTATTACAATTTGTTCATCATTTAATATTATCATTTCATATTGACACATTAAATCCATTTGACTTTTCAATATATAATTTAATTCTTCAGATATAATTATAAAAGTTGGTTTTTTATGATGTGCTTGTCTAAATACTTCAATTTGATTATTTATTTTGCCCATTGTTTTATGTATATCTTCATATTTATAATTTTTTTTCATAATTATTCCTTTCTCTCTAAATATTCTTTCAACTTAGGGTCATACTCTCCTAAAATCTGCAATGCTGTGTAATAATTGTTCTTGTATATTTTTATCATTTTATTTAGGTTACTCATTTTTATTAACAAGCAACCTACGATAAATATTAGTATGTATATCATTTTAAACCTCATTTCCCCAGCAATCCCAACCATCGACTTTTTGTCTTGCAAATAGTTCTACTCGTGGGATATCTCCAAACAATTCTACAATTCTATCTCTGACTTCATCTGGTTTTCTACTATGTTCTCTAATTTTGGATACCACAACCTGATGTACTGATTTACTTAGTCTAGGTAAAGGCTTACCTTTTGTTGCTAATATGCATATTTCCGTATTAGCTCTAGTATAATATCCCATTCCCCAAAAAAGACTTTCACTCTTTTTATTAGTTTTAACCCAAGTAAAACCAAATGTTTTATATTCAAATCCCCATTTTTTTACTAATTCTAATCCTTCTAATAAGCAAGGAGCAGTAACCCATAAAAACAACACGCAATTTTTTGAACATAAATTTTGTATAGGAAGATTCTGTATATCCTCTTTTTTCATAGTCTTATAATGACTTTCAGCACTTCTTCCTAAACCTGTATCCTTGGACCATACTTTGTATTGCCAAGGAGGATCAGCATAAATAATGTTATATTTTTTATTTGTGTTATAAATGTCTATTTTCACTCATGACTCCTCATTTCTGTCTGAAATTCGTATGTTCTTTCTAAATCTTCGTAAAACATACCATTCAAAAGTTTAATTTTGTCTATTTTATTTTCTAATTCAACAACCTTATTTGTTACTACTATTACAAATATTGCTTGAATAATTACTATTGCTAAAATTGGTATTATTGTTTTATAATCTATTTTTTTCATTTTTATAACTCCCTCTTCATTACTTTAACAACCTTAATACTTAAATTTATTAAGTCCTCTAAAGTTACTTTATAGTACTTTTTATTATCCCCATTTTTAAAATGTTCTTTTATTTTTAACTTTGTTAATTCTTCAATTGTTAGTTCCATTTAAATCTCCTCTATGTCATATCCTTTATATCGCATCATTTTTTTCTTTAATCTGTACACTTTGTCTTTTTTTGTTGCTTCACTTTTAACATCTATTATGTGTAATTTATTCTTTTTATCTATATAAGTAAAATCTGCTATATAATTTATTGACCTTATCGTTTTACCATTGAATTTAAAACTTGGTTGTAATTCAAATTTTACTTGTGTTTTTAAATCTGTTATCTGATTATTTTTAAGCATCATTTCAAGAACTATATAGTAATCTCTTTCTTTTTTAGAATCGAATGTCATATCTTTATAAATACATTTTTTGTTATGATACTTATTCATTTAATCCTCCAAACTTATTAATATTTTATAATTACCTATATGTGATTTTTTTCTTCTATTTAAATATGCTTTGCTATGATAAAAATATATTGTTTTCTTTTGTACATTTTGATTTTTTGCTATTTCATCTATAGTTCCAATTATCAATAACTTATCTCCTTTATAAAGTGCATATTCTTTCATACTTACTCCTTCAGATGTTTTTTATAATGTTCTTCGTGTTCTGGAAATCTTTCTACCATAAAATCATATATTAAATCTTTTACTTCTTGATTATTCTTTGTATGAATTTCAATTATGTGTTGATTATATGTTAATGGTACTAAATTCCATAATTCATTGTTATTTCTATTTCTATCAATATGATGATAGTGTCTTATTTTAAATATATTTCCTTTTTTAGGAAGATATTGTCCTTTATAATCAACTATATAATCTTGATTATCATCTGCTTCATATAATTTATCTAATTGTTCTCTTACTTTTTTTGGTATTTCCATTTTATTACCCCCAATTGCTTTTTAACTGACTTATTTTAATATCATCCAGTGTTGGTATTTCTAGTTCTTTACAATCACTTACTACACCATCAATCAAAATACTCATTTCTTTAGTATCATAATCTGATGAGCCTTTATAAACCTTATAGAAATCTACTATTACACCATTTAATTTTCTTCTACCTTCAAATTCATAATATTTAAAATATCCATCTGGTTTTTTATCTTTTGGTACTGGTATAAGCATTGCCTGTCCATATTTTTTTAATTCTAATAAATATATTTCATCTTTACTTGATCCTAATACTTCTGCAATTTGTGTACACAATTCCCACATATATGAATTTGCATTCAAACTTCTTTTATTTCTTTTTTCTTTTATTTCATATTTTTTATCATTTGGTTTATCTAGTAGATAATCTATAATTTCTTTTTTTGTTCCTATCATTAGAATGCTATATCATCTTCACTGATTTCAATTGAGTCTCCAAAGTCAGCGTATATTTGCTCGTCAGTTGATTTTTTGACATTCTCTGCTTGTTTTGGCTCTTGTTGATTATTTGTTTTAGTTTGTAAAAAACTCATTCTATTTGCCATGAAAGTATAGTCATAGTGTTTGTTACCTTTGTTGTCTTCCCAATTGTGATTTTTGACGCTTCCTTGAAAACCAATTAAATCGCCTTTTTCACAATATTTGCATACGTTTTCTGCCATTTTTTCAAATAGTGTAATAGGTACAAATGTTACATCATCTTTTCCATTTTGCACTGCTAAATCTATTTGTGTTACTGCTTTATTTGAACTTGTATATCTTAACTCTGGTGATTTTGTTAATCTACCTATGAAGAAAAAGTTATTATTCATCTAATCCCAACTCCTTTAATGTATATTGCTTTTCTAATTCCATTCCTTTATACATAGTTCCTTTTTTAAAAGTCGGAAATTCTATAGGACAATCACCATTTATATATATATGAATGAATTCTCCATGAATAGCGCCACTTGATTTTTTTATACTTTTAACTTCATTCTTAAAAGGTCTGATAACTGCACTTAAATATTCTTTTTCTACATCATCAAGTATTTCTTTTTCTACTATGAATCCATTTTCAACTTCTAATGTTCCAGTAAAGTTGTTTGGTAATGATTTAAAAAACTTTCCATTTTTGTTTTTTACAATTTCAAATTTACCTTCTGGATTTAATGCAACATAAAAATTTCCTATTTCATTTGAATTTTTATGTTTTAAAACTACTATTTCTATAGAATGGTCTCCTACATCTTTTACTTCACCTAAATACATATCTGTATTTGTAAATAAATAAGTATCGCTTAATCCTTTTACTTTATCTCCTACTTTAAAATTCATATTATTCAACCCTTTCAAATTTCATATTATTAGTTTCTAAAAATTTTTTTAATGCTTTTTGTTGTGATAAAGTTCCAGTAATTTTTAATGTGTATGTTTTTATTGGATCTATTTCTTCTACCTCTACTGGATTATCAATCATTTTTTCTATTTCTTCTTGCTTTTGTTCCTCTATAATTACTTTTGTTTCTTCTTTTTGTTTGTTTAATAATTGCTTTTGTTCTTGAAGTTTATTATTTTTTCTTATTACTTCGCCTAACTCAAAATGTGTTAGATAATCATTTTTTAATTCAATTTCGTATTCACTATTTAAACTTTCTATTGTTATTAAATCTTTTCTAATAACATCTATTTTTTTGATTAATTCATTTTCCAATGCAAATTTACCATCTTTCCAAGATCCCTTGTTTAACCATTTTTCGTTGAAAACACTATCGAATGATAATACATTTGCTAATTCTTTTACATTTTCATTAAATATTACTTCTATTTTTTCTTTTCTTGATTGCTTTTCTTGTTCTTCAAACACTTTTATTTGTTTATCTAATAAACTTGAACTTTCCTCATAAAGATTTTTTATTGCATCACATTTTGATTTAAATTCTTTAATCGGTTGTGATATCTCTTTTTCTATTGCTAATCTTCTATCATTTATTGCTTTAGCAGTCTTATTTAATTCTGCTCTTTTCTTTGTATCTTCATCTAAAGTTGCTTTTGTTACTATATATTTTTGATATTTTTCTGTATCTTTTTTTGCCTCTTCTAATATTTCATCATAATTTTTTATTTCTAATTTTGGTAATTCATATTTTTTAACTTCTATCTCGTTCATTAAAATACTTCCTCTCTTTCTTTATCTTTTTTTTCCAATATTTCATACGCTTCCTTGCAGTTCAATTCACTTAATCTACTTTTCCCTAAAGCCTTTACTTCTTTACCTAAAGATTCCATATCATCTTTAAATTCTGATTTTAATAATTGAATTTGCCCTTTTTGAATTGGCATATCACTAAAATCATGTACTTCTTCTTTCTTCTCAGTTGTGATTTTATTAAAGAAATATCTATCAATTATTTCTTTTAATTTTTTGTCTTTTGTTATTTTAACGATATATTGTAAATAATCATCATCATCTATTTCTTCAAATGTTAAACCTTTATATTGACCAAAAGTGAATTTATATTTTTTTACAAGTTCATCTATATTTTCTCCTTTTGTTTCTACATTTAAACTTTGTGCATCATCATCTTCTGTTGCTAATCCAAAAGCCATAAGCAATGAATATCTTCTTGCATATGTCAATGCACTTCCTTGTTTTTGAGCTGGATTATCTGTTCCAAATAAAGTTGCATCTACTACTTTACTTCCTTGTAGCCATTCATCTTCCCATTTATTGTCAAAACATCTTTTTGTCATAATATAATCATCATTATCAATTCTTTTTATTTGTTGAATATATTTTGCATTTATACTTTCTAAATACTCGTGTATTTGTGCAATATCAACATATGTATATGAATATTCATTACCGCTTTTTGTTTTTACTTTAGCAGTTTTATTTTTACTTATTTTAGTTTCATTCTTTTCTTCTGTCATTTGTCTAACTCCTTTTTCCATTCAAGCACATGACACATTCTTAACATTTGATTTGCTCTGTGCTTTATATTGTTTATTGTTTCTTCTATTTCTTCATCTGTTTCACAGATATAAAAACCTCCTGATTTTCCTGATACACTTCCTACCATTCTCTTAAAACTTTTGTCTTCTCTAATGTTTTGTATAATCTTTCTCATTGCTTTGTCGCTTCCAACTTGAAACTTGCCTCTTAAAGTTTGATTTTTAATTAAATTTTCTTTACCTCTATGATTTTCTACTAAGTAGTTATAGACTCTTTCTTCTATTGTTTTTTCTTCTTCCTCTTCGTTATACTCTGTAATGTCATTGTCATTGCACTCAGGACATAAATTAATCATTTCTCCATATGAGTTTCCAAAGGTTGAATAAACACCATAATATGTTTCTAAATCTACTTTCCTTGGGGTTTCAAATTTACAATCACAATTATTACATTTGTACATTCTCTAACTCCTTTAAAAGTTTTTTATTCTCTCTCTTAAGTGTTCTAATTTCTTTTTCTAACTCATTTACTTTCTTTGCTGATTGAATTTCTAATATGCAAAGTTTTTTATGTTCTTCCTCTACTTTTGATTTGTATTTATTTGCTTGTCCTAATGCATAATCTTCATTTAATTTTTTATCGTTTAATGTTTTCATTATCGAATCAATCTGATTTTTTAATAATCTATTTTCTTCTTTTAAACTTCTTTTTGTTTCAATTGTTTCTTGTAAATATTCTTTTATCATTTGAACTCCTTCAATAATTCTTTTAAGTTTTCTTCCTCTTCTTCATCCATTGGTGTTTTTTCAATTTCTTTTCCATACCATTCTGGTACAGGTGTTTCTTTCTTGTTTTTATTCTTTTTAAAATTTTTTTCATCTTCCTGTATTTTTTGTAATGTATTTAAATTCTTCTTTTTCCAATTTTCTAAAGTGTTATTTACGTACTTTAGATTGTATGCTCCATTAAGAACTGCATTCTTAATTGCATATCTTGTTATTTCATTATCTTCCCAATGGGATATGTATTCATATTCGGTTGGACTCAAAAGTCTTCCGAATTCTTGCTCTATATAACTATAAATATTATCTATTATTCTATTATTCTTATATTCTACTATTGTGGTTAGTTGTTGGTTAGTTGTTGGTTGATTGTTGGTTAGTTGTTGGTTAAGTTCTTGGTTATTTTGTTGGTACATATCATAGTTATTTACTGATATTATCGTGAATTTATTAGTTGATTTTGTGGTTATTTCGTTGGTTGAAATTAAGTGTTTTATTGCCGTTCTTATCTCTTGCTCTGATAAACCTAATTCTTTAACTAATTTTTTTCTACCTGTAACAAAACTACCTCTTGGAACTACAATTCCTTGATATGAACAATCTTTCCAATTCGCTTTTAATATGCAATGAATGAATACTGCTTTTGTATTTACATCTGTATACCACTCCCAATTGAGAAATTTATTATGAATTTTTATCCACTTTTCATTCATTGTTTTTTCCTTTCTCTCCGTGCTATAATCTTTATAGAAAGGAGGTGATTGTTTTGGATTTATTTGAAGAATTTATAATTCAGGTTTTAGTAACTCTATCATCTTCTTTAATTATATTTTTGATAAACAAATTATCTAATCCTGCAAAGACTTTCTTTAAAAAAAATGTACATAGAATTGTTACAATAATTCTTTTTCTTTTTCAAGTTGCAGTATTTGTATATTATTTAAAACAATTATTAATGTGTGATTTTAATTTTATATTTATTGTTTATTTTATATTTTTATCAATATCTGTCTATGGTGTTTTTTCAGCTTCTTTTTCTATTTTTCTTAATTACTCTGAATTTTTTAAGTGCAACAAAAATTAATAAACCTGTTATATTACCTAATATTGAAATTATAAAATCCCTCATATTTCCTCCTATTTGACTTTTTGTTCGCTTTTTGCTATAATCAATTAGTATTTTATTTTTAAAATACTTTTTATTTTGGTGAATTATCTACTTTCAATCGTGGTTGGTTGTGTAGATAATTCTTTTTTTTCGTTAAAGTGTTCTGCATTTATACATAACCCTATAAATCCAGCAACACAGAAAACTATAAATAATACATATACTAATCTATCTTTCTTACTCATTTTTTGATCCGCCTCCTTTCTATAAACCAAATTTCTTTTTTACTAATTTAGTTAAAACTATCTTATTTCTTGTTTCTGGAATAAAATAATTTTCTTCTTCCATTTGTTTTCTTAATTCGTGTGAATAACGCAATGCTGTTTTATATGGAACCCTTAATAACTTTTGCAATTCTTTTGGTGTTAGATATTGTTTTTTTAACAAATCTTTTTCTTCCATATTGCACCTCCTTTAAAATAATTCTTCAATTGAATATTGTTTAGTTGTTCTTGAATTTATAAATTTCTTTATTTTTTTTGCTTCATCAGTTGTAAAACTTGCTTTACCATTTATTTTTAAGTTAATAGTACTCATGGATTTTATTGATAACAAATCCGCAAGTTCTGATTGTTTAATTTTATTTTGTTTTAAAATTTCATTTAATTTACTCATATTACCCTCCCATCTACGATTTTTCGTACATTTAATCTAAAAAAATTTGTTATTTTCTAGATTTCACTAACATTATATATGATTTTTCGTATACTGTCAATATATTTTTACGATTTTTCGAAAAATATTTGATTTTTCGTATTTTTGTATTATAATATTGATAAAGGAGTTGATTTTACATGGTTGAAGAAAATTTAAAAAAATTAATTTTAGAAAAATTTGGATCATTACGAAATTTTGCAATAAAAATAGATTTGCCATATACTACCCTCGATAGTATTATGAAAAGAGGTATATCTAATTCGAATGTTGCTAATGTGATAAAAATATGTAAGGGATTAAATATATCACCTGATAAACTCATAGATGAAAGACAAATTATTAACTTTATTGAATTTGATAATGCTGAAAAATACGATACTGATTCAAATATAATAAAAATTCCAGTACTAGGAGTTATTAAAGCAGGTACACCAATTGAAGCACAGGAAGATGTAATCGACTATATTGAAATACCTACAGAATGGACTAAAGGTAATAAAAAATTTTATGGTCTTTTAATTAATGGTGATTCTATGTATCCTAAATATCAAGAAAAAGATATTGTAATATTCGAGCAAAATGATGATATGCAATTTGCTAATGGAAAAGATTGTGCAATTATGGTCAATGGCTTCGATGCTACATTTAAAAGATTTAATTTAAATGAAGATGGAGTAACTTTAACACCACTAAACATAGAAAATTCAGATGGTTATACAACTACATTTTATAATATAGAACAAGTACAATCATTACCTGTTAGAGTTATTGGTATAGCCAAACAAATTAGGAGAAATATATGAATATAAAAGAAATTTTTAGTAATATTTCTAATATATTAAGTATAATTTTCGGAATAATTTTATTTATATGCTTTATTTTTAGTATTATAAGTGTTGTTGCTTATAAAAAAAGAAACGGAAATTATCCTATTGGACAGGGTTACGGGAAAAAATAAAAGAATTAAATTCTGATTAAAAATATGCTAGTATAGGTATTTTTAAAATAAATGTAAGGGAGGTATATCATGAAAAAATCATTAAAAATCATATTATTATTTATCCTATTGCTTTTGTTACAATTTTATGTATATATTAATTCAGAATATACAACAATAAATGCCTTAATTTATGGATTTTGTGATATTGTCTTATATAGTATATTATTAATGATTGTACCAATATTAATGAGACTTCATAATGGAAAGAAATTCGAAAATGAAAAAGGTAAAAAAATTTGTACTATAAACAGTATTGTTGCTTGGTTAGTTTTAATTTTTTTATCCTCATTATTTAAGTCTTATAATATTCCTATTTCACTAAATATAGGTTGGTTAGGTGCTATAATATATTATTTTATTAATTATTACATAACAACAGAAACAAACAAATAAAAAAAAGATAGTCCCACTCGCCAAAGTCGACTATCTTAAACGAACTCATAGAAAAAGTATTCCAAAAGAATATTTGCTTTTTCTATACACTAATTTTAACAAAAAAGCGAACAAATTACAAGAGGAGATGATAAAATGAGGAATTTTAGATACAAAGGAATAACTATATACGAAAATAAACCAACTAAAGATGGCAGAAAGTATTTTTTCAAAAAATATAAAAATGGTAAACATTATTCATCAGAAAAATTTTTATCAGTTGATGAAGTTGTGACTGCATATTCAAGATTTGTTTTAAAAAATAATGATCCAATTAATAAAAGATTTGATTTAGTCGCTGATGAATATTTTAACTATATGTATAAAATAAAAAAAGAATCTACAGTATATTGTTATAAAAATGTTTATAACCTACATATATACCCTTATTTTAAGAGTTCTTACATAAATCACATAAATGTATCAGATATTCGCAAATGGGCTGAAACAATAGAAAAAAAAGACCTATCACTACGTTATATGAACAATGTTTACAATATATTAAAATTGATTTTTGATTTTGCTATGAAAAATTATGGTATTGAATCTAATCCCGTTCAAATTTTCGGTAGATTTCAAAGAAAAAGTGACGAAGTCGTAAAAGATGAAAATAAAATAAGATATATAACATTAGAACAATTCAATCAATTTATATCAGTTATTGATAATGATTTATGGAAAACATTTTTTATAACCCTATTTTATACAGGTACTAGAAAGTCAGAAATACAGGCTTTAACTTGGAATGATATAGATTTTAATAATAATGAAATAATAATAAATAAAATAATATCAACCAAAACTAGCGAAAAATACAAAATAACGAATACAAAGAATAGTTTAAATAGAAAAATAAAAATGAGTAAAACATTATATGAAACATTATCAGAATACAAAAAAGAAGTAATGAAATTTACTGATTATTCTAATAATTGGTTTGTCTTTGGGAACACAAGATTTTTACCCGAAACAAACATTGCAAGAAATAAACACAAATATTTTGAATTATCTGGTGTTAAAGAGATAACTATTCATGAATTTAGACATAGTCACGTATCATTATTAATAAATGAATATATAAAAGTTTCTAAAGAAAAAAATATGAAAGTTGATACTGCTAAATTTTTCTTAATGTTATCTAATCGTATGGGACATACAATAGAAGTTATGCAAAGAACTTATATGCATTTATTCCCTACGATTCAGGACGAAATTGTTGATTTATTAGATAATTTATAGTATTTACTTGGTTTCATATTTGGTTTCAAAAATAAAAACCTTTGTAAAACAAAGGTTAATTACACTATGGCGGAGTGAGAGGGATTTGAACCCTCGCGGCAGTTACCCACCCTACACCCTTAGCAGGGGCGCCTCTTCAGCCTCTTGAGTATCACTCCAACGCGCAATATAATTTTACCATTTCTTACGCGATAGGTCAATATTAATTTTAAGATTTTATTTGATATTTATCATAATTATATTCATCTTCACAAACTTTTTCAAAACCAACCCTAAGCGCTAAACACTTACTTGGTTCATTATCTCTATCTATTAAAAGACTTATTTGTGTAGTATCTTTCTTTATTCTTTCTAACAATTCTTTAAGTAATGATAAACAATATCCTTTATTTCTATATTTTTTTAAAATAGCATATTCAAGATATAAATCTTCTTTTGGACCATCCAATCCAAATGCACCTATTATTTCATCTGTTAGCAACAATCTAACCATATATAATGTATTATATATATCATTTGAACGCTTTTCTTCATACTTAGCTATTTGATCAGAAAAAGAATCATCATATTTTATAATGTATTTATCTATTTCTTTATCCCAATCAAATTTATTTATCATACTAACATGTTCTTTATTATCATAATCAAAACTTTCTAATGTAAAATCTTGTAAATCTATCTTTTTCACATTTATCACCTCGTTTAAAGCGTGATATATAATATCAAAAAAGAACATTTCTGTCAAAAAAATGCTCTATTAACTGTTTTCTATCAAATAATTTATATTAAATTGTATAAGACTCATAACAAGTTCTTTAGTTTCATCATCTACATTTCTAATATTTTTTACAATATTAAATGATTTTTTTATATTAAAGAAATCATTAGTATCTTTTATACCACTTTTTTCAAGTGCTTCAAATACTGTTTCAATCATCTTTCTTCTTTGCTCATCATCATGTTCGTCAAGCCATAAAATAATACTTTCTCTTAAATTTGAACTTATTTTACTTAAAGATGCTTCTTTAAAGGAAGTATCATCTGTTTGCCAAGTTGAAATAGAATGCGCCATAAAATCTCTTCTTGTTGATTTTATAACTTTAAATTTATCATGTCTTAAAAGAACACCAATATAACTATAATTAGGTACAATATGAATAAGTCTATCTCTTACCCTTTTATAATTATCTGATTCAATTTCTGCTTTTCTAAGACCCGGTCCATCATTACTATAAATTTTCTTTATTTTTTTATTTACAAGTTTTTTTGCAAACATTGATGAAACAAGAGCCAAATTACCACCTTTTGAGTGTCCACCAACTATTATATTTTTATCATAAAATCTAACACATTTATTTATATATTCTATCGCAAGTGTTTGTGCTGGAACAGGAAATTTATAAGATAGTTCAAAATCTTCTTTCCACCCACTTAATAAATTATCAGTTCCTTCAAATGCAACATAAATAAAATTCTTTTTAACTTTAAAACATACCGCACCAAACTGTCTATCAGAATCTGCAATATACTTAAAGTTATACATAAGAACATCTTTATATCTAACTGTATTAATAACTTGCTTTAATAACTGATAACTAACTTTTTGAGCTATTCCTAATTTACTTATTTCAAAATAACTATATTTTTCTAAATATTTTATTCCTGCTTCTTCTAATCTTATGTATTTTCTATTTTCTGGTACTATATCTTCATAATTCAAATATATTAATGAAGAAAACACAACATTATCTATTTCATTAAATGGTTCTTCAAAAAATGTTTTATTACCATAGTCTCTTACATATGTACTAATACTTGCCAATTTAATCACCTCAAATATTATATTTACATTATAACATATATAAATAAAAAGTAAAAAAAAATCCAATAAAGGATTTAAATTCTTAAATGGTGACCAGTACGGGATTCGACCCCGTGAATGCCGCCGTGAAAGGGCGGTGTGTTAAGCCAC